TAGGTACGCGGGAAAAACTAGCAGCATCGAAAGAGATCCTAGATCGGGTTGGTCTAGTTAAAACTGAGAAGGTTGAAGTAAAAGCGGACAAGTCTGCTGTATTGATTTTACCTCCTTTAAAGTATGACGACGAGGACGATGCCTCAGAATAAAGCCAGACATTTAGATCGTAAACCAATCCCAGCAAGAGGTAGATTACCTTATGGCTATGACATTGTTGGAAAAGAGTACATACCTCATAATCCTACTATGGATAAATTGGAGGTTGCGGTCGAACAAATTAGAGAAGGCAATCAACCTATCCGCAAGGTTGCAGCATGGCTTGAGAATGAAACAGGTAGAAAATTATCGGCAACCAGACTTCATAAGATCGCATGGTCACCCGAAGAACTTGAGACACGTAGAAAGAAGCGGAGACGCGGTCTTACTGCTGAACAAAGACGATTACAAGATCTTAAAGATCAAGAAAGACAAAGCAGAATCAAACATGGAATCGCAGAGCGAAAGCTACAGCGAGCCGTCAAAAAGACAAAACCACATGCTGTCGATACTGGTGTAGACTTTTCAGACCAAGTAGTTCAAGATAGAGAGATTGCTTTTCAGGCTAATCCTGGCCCACAAACCGACTTTCTATCCGCGACAGAACGTGAAGTTTTTTATGGAGGTGCGAGAGGCGGGGGTAAAACTTATTCCCTCTTAGTGGCACCGTTACGGTTTATCCATAACCCAGTGCATCGTGCGCTACTAATTCGTAGGTCGATGCCTGAATTAAGAGATGTTATTTTCCAAACTCAACAGATTTATAAGAAGATCGAACCAAAAGCAAAGTTTAAGAGCCAAGAAAATACATGGTACTTTCCAAGTGGAGCACGAGTTGAATTCGGTTATTGTGAAAACCTTCAAGACGTTTTACGTTACCAAGGTCAGTCCTATTCCTGGATTGGTGTGGACGAGTTGCCGCAATATGCTAGCCCGGATGTATGGCATTTTCTTCGTTCGTCCTTACGAACTACTGACCCAAGTCTTCCTTTGCATATGCGTGCGACTGGTAACCCAGGAAATATCGGTTCTGCGTGGGTTAAAAAGATGTTCATCGATCCGGCTGAGGCTGGCACGAAAATTACAGAGAAAGTTGAATATGAGGTTGAGGGGAAGACCTTAACTTCTGAGATCACTCGTAAGTTTATTGCGGCTTCTGTTTGGGATAATCCGTACTTAACACAAGACTCTAGTTATATTTCTATGCTGGCTTCTTTGCCAGAGGTAAAAAGAAAACAATTCTTATATGGTGATTGGGATGCAGTTGACGACGGAGCGTTTCCAGACTTTGACAAAGAGACGCATGTGGTACCATCTTTTGAGATTCCTCATGGGTGGACGAAAATCAGATCAGCGGACTTTGGTTACGCGGCACATTCAGGTGTCCTTTGGGGCGCAGTAGACTTTGACGGGTGCCTGTGGATTTACAGGGAGTTATATGTTAACCGTTTAACTGCTGATAAACTCGGGGAACTTATCCGAGAAACAGAAGCAAGTGACGGTAGGATTCAAGATGCGTTATTAGATAGCTCGTGTTGGGCTAAACGTGGTGATACAGGACCATCTATTGCCGAGGCTCTTAATGCAACCGGGTGTAGGTTTAGACCTTCAGACAGATCTCCAGGTTCTCGTGTCGCGGGAAAGATTGAGTTGCACAAAAGATTAGCGGTGGATGAAGACACAGGTGAGCCAGGGATTCGAATCCTAGATAACTGTAGAAATTTAATAAGTCAACTAGCATCAATTCCTATTGATCCTCGTAATCCAGAAGATGTAGATACTAAATCAGAAGATCACTTATACGACGCTCTGCGATACATGATACAATCTCGACCTTCTAATGTTAGAGTTGCATATGAAAATACACCTAAAAGACGCTGGAAACCCAGCGACAACGTATTTGGATATTAAAACATGGTAGATAAAACTGATATTGTTGTGTTAGATGACGAGGCCGGACTAGACGATTCTTCTTACTATAGTCTTGTAAGTTATATCGAATCACGGTATAATCGCGCCCAAGATCGTCGCTACACAGATGAAGATCGGTGGCTACGAGCATACCGAAACTACCGAGGTTTATACGGTCCTGATGTTCAATTCACAGAGGCTGAAAAGTCTCGTGTATTTATTAAGGTTACCAAGACTAAAGTTTTAGCTGCATACGGCCAGCTTATTGATGTTCTTCTAAGTCAAAACCGATTCCCTTTAAGCATTGAACCGACTACTCTACCCGAAGGTGTCGTAGATACTGCCCACGTAGATCCGAAGCAAGCTGAAGCTGAGGATATGGTAGAGAAACAAATCGAAAGTATTTATGGGTATCCGGGTGATGGTCGAGATCTTCAGCCCGGTGATACATCAAATTCTCTACAAGAACGCTTAGGTCCGCTAAAAGAAGATCTAAAAGAACTAGAAGGTTTAGAAGAAGGCCCTGGCGTTACTCCTTCTGCCGTAACTTTCCATCCTGCTCAAGAAGCTGCTAAAAAGATGGAAAAGAAAATTAAGGACCAGCTAGAGGAATCTTCTGCTACTAAGCATCTTCGTCATACTTGCTTTGAATCAGTTCTGTTTGGAACCGGTATTATGAAAGGCCCGTTTGCTTACGATAAAGAATATGCAAACTGGACAGATACCGGTGAGTATGATCCGATTATTAAAACTGTTCCACGGGTAGAGCATGTATCTGTCTGGGATTTTTATCCTGATCCAGACGCTTACAACATGGAAGAATGTAATTATGTTATCGAGCGTCATCGGTATACACGATCCCAGCTACGCGAGTTAAAGAAGCGTCCTTACTTCCGCCCGTCAGCTATTGAAGAAGCCGTTAAAGAAGGCGAGAACTACACTCGTGAATGGTGGGAAGATGATCTAAACGATAACCAGATCAGTTCCGAGTTTGGTTCAGAGAATTCCGTAACAGGTAGCGGCGGCGTAGATCGTTTTGAAGTATTAGAATTTTGGGGTACCATTGATCGCAAGGTGGCTGAGTCACAAGATATCGAGATACCAAAAGAGTATGAAGATACTGATGAACTACAGATTAACTGTTGGATTTGTAATGGTAAAGTACTACGTTTTGTAATTAACCCCTTCACACCTGCACGTATTCCTTATGTCGCTTCGCCGTATGAGTTAAATCCTTACAGCTTCTTTGGTATCGGTCTTGCTGAAAATATGGATGACACTCAGACTCTTATGAATGGTTTTATGCGTATGGCCGTGGATAACGCGGTTCTATCTGGAAACCTCCTTATTGAAGTAGATGAAACCAATCTAGCACCAGGACAGGACTTAAATGTTTACCCTGGTAAGGTATTCCGTCGTCAAGGGGGCGCTCCGGGACAGGCTATCTTCGGTACAAAATTTCCTAACGTCTCCTCTGAAAATATGTTATTATTCGACAAAGCTCGGGTTCTAGCTGACGAGTCGTCTGGTTTGCCTTCGTATTCATATGGCCAAACAGGCGTGATGGGTACCGGTCGTACTGCTTCAGGTATCTCCATGCTAATGGGGGCAGCTAGTAACTCTATTCGCACCGTTGTTAAGAATATTGACGATTATTTATTACGTCCGTTAGGTGAAGCTTTATACGCTTGGAATATGCAGTTTGATTTTGATCCTGAGATTAAAGGTGATCTAGAAGTTAAAGCACGAGGCACAGAAAGCTTTATGCAGAACGAGGTACGTTCTCAGCGGCTTATCAGCTTCCTACAGATTGCTAGTAACCCTGTTCTTGCTCCTTTTGCGAAGTTCCCTTACATTATGCGCGAGATTGCAGCGACTATGGATCTCGATATGGATAAGGTCACAAACAATCCCGAGGAAGCCTTCCGACAAGCCCTGCTGCTTCAACAGATGCAGAAGCAAGCTATGGAAAACGCTCCTCCCCAACAATCTCAGGTAGCTGTTGGACAAGACGCTATGGGTACTGGAGGAGGAACAATCGGTGTAGGACAAGCACCGGTACCCGGAGAAGAGGGAGCACCTACTGGGGGTGGTCCTACACAGGCTCCTCAACAGCAACCTTCCGGTCAAGGCGGTATAACAGAACAACAACTTATTCAAATGCTCCAACAAAATCAGGCGGGTAGTGCTTAATAATGAAAGATGTTCTAGTTTTAGTCAATCAACCAGATTTTCAACAGCTAATGGATACCTATTTAGACGAAAAGAAGAAAGAGTATTACAGGATACTAGAACAGTCCGATGATGAAAAAGAATTATATCGAGCGCAGGGCGCTTGCAGCTTGTTAAATAAAATGAAAAATATGAAAGTTGAAGTTCAAACAAAAGCTAAGAGGGGTTAAATATGTCTCAAGTTTTAGATGCAATTAAAAGAATTCGTACTAACCAAATAGGAGACGCCTTAGAAAAATTTGCTGATATAGTTTCTAAGGTAGAGTCTAACAATGAAAATGTACGTCAAGAAGGCGGCGGTCCAGGACGAGGCTTTTATCAATATGAGATGCAAGCTGGTTCGAAAAAGCCGCAGGGGGCAAAAACTGCGTTTAATAGATATAAGAGATTTTTAGATAAAAATAATTTAACTATGCCTGAAAGCTACGCTAGAGAATTAAAAAGCAAAAACTTTGACCCTAACAATCCTGACTTTACAAAACTCTCTAGAGAACTTCAAACAGAAATATTTTATGCCGATAAGCAAGAAGATCCTGACTTTAAATTAGCAGACCTTGCAAGTGGCACTTTATCGTATCAAAACGCTTGGCTTGACCATCATTGGAAAGGGCCAGATAAAGACAGAGAAGCTAGAATAAAACATTACAACAACGAAATATCTCAGCCAAAACCTATACCACCACTTCCTGAACCACGGCCACGGCGAGGAAGTGAAAAAGATTTTCCTCCTCAAGCAATAAACCCACCCTCAAGTTCTTTTCGTTTTGATGAGTCTTCTACTACTGACAGTTCTAATTCAGATTCGACTATCACGGGGGGTGCAGCCGAAGACAGTCTCGATGCCCAAATGGCTGAGGCTATGGGGTCTATTCCGGGAGAAACTGACCCTAGTCGATAGCGTCCTGTACCTGAAGAAAAGCTTACGGAGGGAGAGTCT